TAACCAACTTTATGTGTGTATATTCCATGATATACGAATATTGCAGAAGTGCTGCCTAATACTTGGTTCTTGCAAAACGGCTTGGCTTTCCGTAATAATCTTCAAGCCTTCAATTCTAGAAGAACGCAGCACATCAATGACGACTTTTGAGATTTCGGATAATCGATTATGATTTGGTTTTAATTGCTCTGTACCATCTATCTTACGGCGTTTATCCGGAACATAGATATTTACATTGCTTGTGGCTATTTGGGGGTAAAAATCTTGCGTCATAGATATTGTATTGATGACAATATCCTCTTTCACAGAATTATCTGGACGGTCATTTTGGAAGTATATCCCGCCATTGATAGCATCTTTAACCCCTGATTTAACCAACAAATTAAATACGATCTCTTCAATCTCAAATGAAGTCTTCATTCTCCTGCCTTTCTTATGTTATCGATCAACTTCTCCAGCATCTTGGGCAACTCTTTCTCGGCCAAATGCTCAGCACTCGTTAGGACATCACGACCTTTACTCTCTAGATACAAAGCATACGTCATTCCTGCCGTAACGACAAGACAAACACCTTCCGTTTGTTCTCCTATCGCTTGCGCCAATCTCTGACCTGCTTTTGCCCCTGCATCTCCACCTAGCACAACCTCATAAGAAGAATGAATGGCAACACCATCGAAGAATACAGAGTACCCAATTGAAGAGCGAAGATTACCGGTTTGATCTTCAAAGCCTTGTTCTTTCGGAATTGAACGTGCGTGATTCACGCACATTTCACCAAGAAACCTTAGTCGCTCAATTTGTCTCTTCTGGATACGCCATAAAAACATATCCAAACGACCACGGACATCTTCCTTTCTAAACTTGGCTTCTATACCCATAACCTAGAATGTAACTGCCCCTTGTCAAACTTTAATGCAATACCTGAGATGCGGATATTTGAGCCATCTCTGCTATCAGAAACAAATACGCTGGTACCCTCTTTGACAACTAAATCTCCTTTGGGGATTTGGATCAAGGACGAGTATTTACGATAAGTTCCATCCGCAGTTTGAACCTCCGCTCCTCTTCCATCTGTTTCTTCTCGGCACATAGAAAGGAATGTAACCTTCCGTACCTCATCAGACCAACGGCCGTTTTCTTGCTGAACCGACGGCTCAGTCATGATGGCAAACAGATAGTGTGGGTATTGCTTCACCATATATTTGACCGATTGCGAATTTTAGGACGAGAAAACAATACATTGTCAAGCTTAAGTTCAGTGCAAAGTGCATTGTAATAAAGCTTCACGGCATCAACATTCCACGAAATCGAATATCCCCCTTCAGATACATTTTGCATAGTACCCTTGAGAATAACGGACATTCTATGATACGTGGACAAGTCACAGGCCTTAACATCAACTTCGGCATCAGCTTTAAGTCCGCCTTTGATTAAGATAATATCTATCGCATCATCATCTATATTCAGACCCGAAAGTGCCTTTTCAAGGTATTGTTTGTTTGTCATTGCCTTAGTTGCTTTGAATTTGTGTGATAAAGGTTGCTCCCGCGTTGAAACTTACCTACGAGTCGTGAGGTATCGGGTCTTTCGTTCGCATTGCCCTTTCTGCTTGCAATCATTGAGGGCTGCCACTCGTGTCATTAGAAGTCGGCGATGCACCGCCATTAGACCAGCAACCGTTTATTCACACAAAGAATTAGTTCTTATTCCAAGAAGTAGAATTTACCTGCATAAGCACCGAACGACCAGCCAAATTCCACGCTGGGAATAGATTACTGATACCCTCTGTTACCTCTTGTACAGGGCTTTCCGTTGAATACTTCTTGATTAGAGTATGCCCAAACATGACCTTTTCGGCAACACTTCCTGGCATCTTCTTAGCATCGATAGGACGCTTCCAATAGGTATTACCCAAGACCTTACTTTCAGAGAACAGAATGACATCGTCTTCAAATGGATTTGAAGTGTTGCGCGTACCATCGGCAAGTTCAATGGTAATATCTTGGTCAATTACCACGATTTGAAGCCCCTTGTACAGCTCTTTCTTCTTAGCAAGATAGGCATTCACCGTCTGCAAGTCTGGGGTATCCGTTGCCCCCGTGATGCTTTCAATCAGCGTAGCACACTTCTTGACAACCTCTTCTTGCGATGCAAACTTGGCGAACGTATCCACGTTCATAAACATGAACTTATAGTTCGCACCTATGCTCTTTCCCTTTTTTAGTACAGCAGGAATATCCTTTGACAACGGCTTACCAGCACTACCCGTGGTGTAAGACACTGAAACACCTACCTTCTGCTCGCTTGGTATCATGTAGTCTACATCATACTCTGTCACGATAGAAGCGTTATTGGAATTTGTGAACTTCACCCTACCTAGTGAAATCTGACGAAGAGCAATCCATTCTGCACGTGCAGCAACGCCGTCCCAACAGAACTTAGTATCTTCCGCCCAAAACTCTACAAGTGCTTTAAGGTCGGGATTATTACCGGCCATTGCCACCATAATATCATATTCGGTAAGCTCATCCTCATCCTTCTCTCGTGAGATTGCAATCTTGGGAATATCTCCTTGAATACGGCTAATCGCATCACGCATCTTTTTAGATATCGTTGCGCCTCGTGAAACAAGGTCGGCAGCGATTTTCAAGCCTGCTTGAGCCTCTAGCATCTTCCAGCTTAGGGTGTTTGTTTCCTTGAGAGGGAATAAGGTTGGATAGTAGTAATCCTTCAAGTCGTAAGTATGAATTACGGCTTCCATATTTTTTTCGTCCAACCCAACCATCAATGATTTTAGCATATTGAATTATTTTGAAGGTTACACATACACTACACCCTTGAGTGCAGTTTTAATCTTATCATTCACAATTGGCGCATTATCGCCTCGGACAACACCAATTACCCAAGCAGATACAAAGAGATTATCTCCAGTGGTAACATCTTCGCTTTGTCCGGTAACGGCAATTGGTGTGATCTTGAGGTTGTTACCTTCACTTGCACTCTCAAAAGCACAATCACCGGCATTAACCGCCTTCCCGAGAGTTGCCTGAAGGGTGATTACATCTTTACTCTCATTGCTTGTGTCAATAGCCGTAATCAACTGACCATTACTATCGTTTACGGCAAATCTATCACCACTCTTAAAGTGATGGCCCTTAGCAACTTCATACTTTGTTGCACTCTCGTTAGCTTGAGTTAATATTTTAGCCGTCTTACAAACGACAAAGAGGCCATTATCTGACTTCCCGATAGGCGTACCCTCGTAGAGTGCATGACCTCCCAAGTTGGCGACGGACACGCTCACGCCTCCCGGTATATCAGCAGTTCTGTGAAGCAGACACTTCACAACCCTACTATCCTTTTTCCTTTTGATGGTTAAACCCATAGTTGCAATAAATTAAGTTTATACTTCCTTGCCCTTAAGAGCGTTGGCTTCGGGCTTTTGCGATGCAATAAAATCGGCTACAGGCTTTGAAATGCCCTCTTCCGTTCTATCCGCCATCATCGGTGCTCCTGCGCCATGATGTAATGATGCATCCGCCACACTCTGATTTGCTTTCTTGATGTCGGCGTCTTTCTCCGTCAAGTATTCATTAAATGCATTTTCATCGGCAAAATTCATTCGTCCAAAGTCCTTAAGGGTTTGTTCCTTAAATGTGGAGTCCTTGCACGCTGAAAGTTTGTCTTGAAGTGCTTGAAGCCTTGACTTCCCAACTTCCCCCTGTTCGTACTTGTCTAAGCGTTCTTGCAGTGGCTTGACAGCACCTGCAACAGCATTAGCAACAATAGTAGCGATGTCATTAGGTTTAGGGTTATTGTCATCTCCATTCGGAATCACTGGATCTGTTTTCTTCTCCACAAGGTCAAACTTCTCCTTAAGATTCTTCTCGAAGGTCTTATTACCCTTAGACACTTCCTCATCAACCACTTTACGATACTCTTTCACAAATTCAGTCACTTGCGCATCGGTGATTTTTTCCAAAAGAGCTTTCGCTTCCTCCTCATTAGCACACTGTAGCGCAAGCGTGCGCGCCAGATGCGCTAGTCCATCTTTTCGCACGCATCGATATTTTGATACCAGTAGTGCGAGCATCTCTTCAAAATTCATACTGAATAGGTTTAGTGTTACAAATCAAGACAAAGGTAAATTCTTTCATAGTGATATATTCATTTTTACAAGACGACTTAAGTATAAGTTATTTGTCACTGATTGATTGCTTTCCCCCCCCCTCTAAAAAATATAGGCAAAAACCATGCTTATGCATTTGCATTGCAATGTATATGCACGTATAATTATATTGCATCAACGTTGCATAAAAGATGTGCAACTAGATGGTATCAAGATGCCTCAGAAGTACCTCCAAAGGAGCAAAACGCACTCTTCTATATATATTGATATACAAACACTTAATACATTTGTTATGCATTTGCATTGCAATGTATATGCAAAGAAAAGGAAAGGAAAGTATATATATACTATATATTCACTATCGTTCATATATAGTAGTATAGGGCGAAAACTTCGTTTTCTTCAACACATATAAGGTGAAATTATTTGATAATCTAAAAGAAAGTTGTACCTTTGTAATGACAAACAAGAATCCCCATCTCTTCTCAGATGGACATAGCCACCTCAATGGTGGCTTTTTTTCAATAAACACCTATGATGCAACGAGTAACATTTTATGTAGATGGATTTAATTTCTACTATGGTATTAAATCAAAGAAAGGGGTTGACAAACGATGGATAGACGCCTATTGGATTGATGTCGTCAAGTTCTTTCAAAGTTTCCTGTCAGACCAACAAGAGCTTGTCAAGGTCGTTTATTTCACAGCTTCTCCTCTTGACCCTAAGAAGAGTAGTCGTCAGAGTGCTTTTCTTAATGCAAACAAGGCTATCAATAAGGATAAATTTGAAATAGTCAGGGGGCAGTACATCACAAAGACAATATTATGCCCGTACTGTAAGCATTCCATACCTCGCCCCGAGGAGAAAAAAACAGACGTCAACATCTCAATACGCATGATAGGAGACTGCGTACAAGATCAGACAGACATCGTTGTTCTCGTGAGTGCCGACAGCGACTTGTTACCTCCTATTGAATTTATACAACAGAACTACAAAGAGAAGAAGATAAGGGTATACTTCCCTCCGACAAATTTCAGCAAAGACATATCTAAGAATATTCAAATACACAAAGGAAAGGTAGTGAACTTAGAGAATAACCTAAACAAGTTCATATTGGCAAAGATGCCTGATATCGTTGAAGACCATGAGACTGGAAAAGAATATACAATCCCCACCGAATGGAAATAGAACAGCACCCGTCATTACCACCTTTGCAAAATCCAGAATAGCACTTGCTCATTTGAAAATTATGATTACATTTGCAGTGTTGAAACTTTATGAGGGCGAAGTATAAAGGCTCTCACTTATCGTTGGGGGCTATTTTTATATAGTCGCATCGGCAGAAAATAAACATATTGGTGTCCATACCCCTGTGCGTTAGCTGTAATGGCGCGCAAACTTCTCTCGTAAAGTTTCAACAGCAGGAAAGGTGGACACCTCTTATTTTTCGCAGTTATGTTGAGAACTACGGGTGTCCTAAAAAGAACAGAATTGCTTGGACAACAATTCGAGGTTTACGGCACACCTCAAGAGCCGTTATTCAAGGCAAAAGATGTAGCCACATTGCTGGGTCTCACGAACCAGCGAGATTTTGTTAAAAGAGTTGACGATGACGAACTGCGTAAGTTGAACTTACCCGGTCAAAGCGGTGAAACTTGGATGCTCACGGAGAATGGTCTTTACGAAGTCTTAATGCAGAGTCGTAAACCCATCGCCAAGAGTTTCAAGAAGGGAGTTAAGGCGATCTTGAAAGAGATACGCACCAACGGCGGTTACCTAGCGAGTCATCAGGACGACACCCCTGAGATGATAATGGCGAGAGCATTGCAAGTAGCCCAATCCACTATTGAGAGACATCAGCAACAACTTGAAGCAGCGCAAGCGACCATTAACAGCCAGAGTGCACAACTCAAGGCGCAAGCATCAAAGGTTGAGTACACGGATAACGTGTTGAACTCAACAAACACATATACGAGTACGCAGATAGCCAAAGAACTAGACTTGCGCACGGCAGAACAACTCCACGGCATGCTTAAAGACCTAGGGGTTATGATACGTCAAAGCGGTCAATGGATGCTATCGGCTAAGTATTGCGGTCAGAACTACACGAAGACACGCACACACTCGTACACTCGCCAAGATGGCACACAAGGCACTAACAATATCACCGTATGGACAGAGCGCGGTAGATGGTTCTTACACAAGTTAATGGAAAATCAAATTCAAGGGTAATCGTCATGGAAACAATAGTAAATGAAATCAAGAGTCTACAAATCAGTGATGCAACGGCACGTTTAATAGCCTGCCAAAGATTTACAGCCGACATCTACGAGAACATTATGAAAGCCCTTAAGGATATGTACGGCGAATATGCAGGTGAGGAAATCATGGAAAAGAAATGTCTCCACATCTTCAATAGCGTTGAGAGTGTAATCCGAGAACTTATTGCCGAGTCTATCTCCAACAATATCGAGAGGGAAAGAATGAAGGCAATCTAAATATATAATCAATAGAGATAGTCCCCTATGGTTTGTACAAAATGCATTCCATAAGGGGTTTATCCTTCATCTTGTGTATCTTTGCTAAAAAGACTAGGCAACTTATGGAGCGCATAGAGCTATCAAAATCGGGAAAACAGGTCTTTCGCCTATTGGATAATGGCGTATACACCCGTCCGGACTACATAAGCCCCTCTGACTTTAACAACGGAGCAAGAGAACTAAGGAATAAAGGTCTTGCAGTCTGTCACGAAGAAGAGGGTGGAGATGTCATCATATCTCGATTAACGGATATGGGCAAGCGTTATTCAGCGTTCAATCCGTCATTATCCAATCCCATTGACTGGAAGTGGATAATAAGCACAGCCATAGGGCTTATATCTCTTGCCGTAGCTATAATTGCCCTCTTCGTGGCTTGCACAGAGCAAGGATAATTATAATAAAAAGAAATAGATATGTTAGGTGCAATAATAGGAGATATTGTTGGTTCTCGTTTTGAGTTCAACAATACACATAGATTAGATTTTGAGCTGTTCACAAATGAATGCTCTTTCACAGATGACACAATATGCACGGTTGCCGTTGCAGATGCAATCTTGCGAGGAGTGAGTTTTGAACAATCATTACTTGAATGGTGCAGAAAATATCCCAACCCCAAGGGTGCTTATGGGGGTTCTTTCGGTCGATGGGTTCATTCTCCTAACCCAGAACCATACAATAGTTTTGGTAATGGTTCAGCAATGCGAGTGTCGCCTTGTGGATACCTTACTGAAACTCATA